GGTCATTAGATGGTAGAACTTTCAGTGATAGAATATGGGTGAATAAACAACAGCTTATTGGTTCACTTCAAACACAATTAACCCAAGCAGTTATAAGGGGTGAATCACCTGATGTTTTAATTAAGAACCTTGCCCAGCAAATGAATGTTGATAAGAATAAAGCTGGAAGGTTAATCATGACTGAATCGGCTGCTTTTGCTTCAGCAGCACAAAAGGATTGTTTCAAAGCCTTGGATGTTGAAAAATATGAAATTGTAGCAACCTTGGATAATAGAACAAGCCAAATATGTCAAGACCTTGATGGTGAAGTATTTGATATGAAGGATTACCAGGTTGGTGTTACAGCACCCCCCTTTCATCCATGGTGTAGAACAACTACTGTTCCCTACTTTGAAGATAATTATGGTGAACGTGCTGCAAGGGGTGCTGATGGAAAGACCTATTATGTACCATCCAACATGAAATATGCTGATTGGAAGAAAACTTTTGTTAATGGTGGTTCAAAAGATGGATTAAAAGAAATTGTTCCTGGGGATAATATGAAAATTAAGAAAACTTTCAAAGAAAAGATTCAAGAAATAAAAGCTTCAATTGCAAATAAAGGTGGTATAATTGAAGAAAATGATATTAAACAAGCTGGTAAATTGCTTCAAGATGAATTGCAAATGAAAAGAGCTGATTTAAAAGCTGAAATTGAAACCTTGCAGAAACAGTATAAAGAAACTGGAATTGAAGATATTGAAAAACAGCTTTCTAAATTAAGACAAGCAAGAAGGGGCTTGATTGATTTAGATGAAGTTGGATTAAAAGACATGGATTCATTAAATGAAAAATATAATGAACTAATGACAAAGAAAATTCAATTAAATGAAGTTACTTCAGAAATTGAAACTAAGTTAAGAGAAGCCGAAGCGAAATATAGAGGTACTTTAAAAGACAATGCAAAAGAATTAAAGGAAAAATTATCAGAAGTAAGGGATATGGGAATTGGTTCAAATGATATTGATGCCCACTTAAACAATAGCAGGTCACCAATGCGGAAAGTTGTCAAAGATGCTTATGACTATTATCCAACTGATTGGATTAAAAAATCAGTTGAAAATAGTAATTTATCACCTAAAAAAGTTGATAGGGGTTATTATAATCATTATGCACAAGAAATTGCAATTAGTGGTTATAATGATGAATCTTATTTTAATACAGCAATTCATGAATTTGGTCACAGATTCGAAAGGGTTATTCCTGGCATTCTTGAAACTGAAAAAGTATTTTATGAAAGAAGAACTGTCGGTGAACCTTTAAAATGGTTGGGGGGTAATTATGATTATTCAGAGAAAGCAAGATTTGATAAATTCTTAAACCCATATATGGGTAAAGATTATGGTGGAACTGCTTATGAACTGGTTTCAATGGGATTTGAATATGCTTATACTAATCCAACAAAATTATGGGAAGATGAAGATTATGCAACCTGGATTTATGGAATTTTATTATTATTATAGGGGGTGATGAATTGGCAAAAATTATTGCAAAAGGTAAATATCTTGGAGTTGAACGACAGGTTGAATGTTTCTTGGAAGATGGTTTTCCAATTATTGAACTTGATGGGGAATATGATGAACAAGTTCAAAACAGATTTAATGAATTACTTAAAGAAGCACCTGCATTAGGTGGAACATATTATCCACCTGAAAATAGTTTATTAGCAGCTTATAGTGTACTTGAAAATACATTCTTTGATGATTCACCAATAGAAATTAAAACTGAAGGTGATATTGGTAAAATTCCAACTTATGATATTGATGATATAGTGTATTGAAAATTAACTTTCAAAAAATTAAGCACTTGCAGAAATGCAAGTGCTTTTTTCTTGGGTTAATTTGAGGGGTGATTGATATGAAAACCTGAAGAAGGTGATTTGTTGTTAAAAGTCAAGAAATCACGATTTGATGATTCTTATATTGTTTACAATCCAAAAAATTTTGAAAAACATACTCATGTTCAAAAATGTGAAATTGCTTATGTGGTAAAACAGAATGTTGAAAGAAACCTTCTTCCTAAAACTAATAGTATTTGGTTATTAGAAAGCCATATCAGGGTTTCAAGTGATGAAGATTATATTGCTATTATTCAAGCAAAGATTGATTCATTAAAATAATATCGTCTTTTCGGTACTGAAGACGTTAAAGAACAGGACATCACTGGTCACGACCAGGTTAAAAAGTGAAGATGAAAGGATGGATTGAATATGAAAAAAGAAGATTTAATTAAACTTGGATTAAGTGAAGAAATGGCACAAAAGGTTGCTGAAGCATCAGCAGAAGAACTTAAAGGTTTTATTCCAAAAGCAAGGTTTGATGAAGTGAATGAAGCTAAAAAGCAGCTTGAAAAGGATATTAAAACCAGGGATGAACAGCTTGAAGCATTGAAGAAAATTGATGCTGAAGGATTAAAAGTAGAAATTGAAAAGCTGCAAAAGGAAAATAAAGCTGCAAAAGAAAAATATGAAGCTGAATTGAAGCAAATAAGACTTAATAATGCAGTTGAAAAGAAATTGATTGCTTCAGGGGCAAAGAACATCAAAGCAACCAAAGCATTACTTGACCTTGAAAGTGTTGAACTTGATGAAGATGGTAATGTGAAAGGATTGGATGAACAGATTAAGCAGTTGCAGGAAAATGAAGATTCCAAGTTCCTTTTTAACATTCAATCTTCAAATAAGCAACAGTTCAAGGGATTTAAGCCTGGGGAATCCATTGACGGAATTCCTACTGGTAAAAATCCTTGGTCAAAGGAACATTTTAACCTTACTGAACAAGGTAAGATTTTAAGAGAAAATCCAGAACTGGCAAGACAGCTTCAAGCTGCTGCAAAAAGTAATTAATTATTAAGGAGAGTGAAATATAATGAGTGTAACAAAAACTATTATTGCTGATGTTATAGTTCCAGAAGTATTTAATCCTTATGTTGTTGAGAGAACAGCAGAATTATCTGCATTTTACCAAAGCGGAATAATTGCAAGGAATGAAGCTTTAGATGCCCTTGCAAGAGCTGGTGGTAAATTAATTAACATGCCATTTTGGGAAGATTTAGATGGTGATGATGAAGTATTATCTGATGTTGAAGCATTGACTGTTGGAAAAATTACAGCTAATCAGGATGTGGCTGCCCTGTTAGCAAGAGGTAAAGCTTGGAGTGTAAATGATTTGGCAAAAGCTTTATCAGGTGATGACCCTATGGGTGCAATAGGTGACTTGGTGGCTGCATACTGGGCAAGAAGGTTCCAGGTTGTTCTTTTGAAAACACTGGAAGGAATATTTGGTAATGAAGCAACAGGAATGAATACCAACCAACTTGACATTTCAAGCAAAACTGGTGATGCAGCAATTATTGATGCAAAAACCACTGTTGATGCTATTTATAAACTTGGGGATAGTTCTGAAAAACTTACAGGTTTTGCAATGCACAGTGCAACTGTTGCAAAATTAACTAAAGATGACCTTATTGAAACTATTCCTGGTTCTGAAGGGAAGCCTACAATTAAAAGGTTCCTTGGTAAGCCTGTAATTGAAGATGATGGATTACCTATTGATAACGGTGTTTATACAACTTATATCTTCGGTCAAGGGGCTTTTGGTTGGGGTGAAGGTGCAGCACCTGTTCCAACTGAAACTGACAGGGATTCTTTAGCTGGTGATGACATTCTTATCAATAGAAGGCATTTTATCCTTCATCCAAGAGGGGTGAAATTCAAGAACCTTTATGTTGCAGGTTCAACCCCAAGCAATGCTGAACTTGCTGATTATAGGAACTGGGAAAGAGTATATGAGCCTAAAAATGTTCGTATTGTGCAATTCAAGCATAAATTAGCATAAGTTAAAATAATTCAGAAAGGGGATAGTTAATTTCTACCCCCTTTTTATTTGTGAGGTGATTATATGAGTGCTACTGCTTTTCAAAGGAGAAGAAGGGAAGAAGCTAAAAGATTAAAAGAGCAACAAGCAAAACTTGCCAAGAAAGCTGAAGCAACTAAATTAATAAAAGAGCCTGAAAAGAGGGAAGCATCAAAGAAGCAAACTACAAAGAAAAAGAAATAAGGGGTGGTAATGATGTTGGAAGATGTAACAAAAAGGCTTGAATCTTTTGGATATGAAGTTACTGAAGCTGATAATTGGATGATTGAATTCCTTATCCAAAAGGTTGAAAATAGCATCAAAGCTGATTGCAACATTAATACCATTCCTAAAGAACTTCATGAAATAGCAGTTGATATGGTTGTTGGTGAATTTCTTCTAAATAAAAAATCAAGAGGACAATTGGAAGGGTTTGATTTAGAAGCAGCAGTAAAGCAAATTCATGAAGGTGACACAAGTGTAACTTTTGCTATTGGTGATGGTAGTAAAACCCCTGAAGAAAGATTGGATGAATTGATTTTATACCTGATGAATTATGGAAAAGGAAAATTTGCTGCTTACAGGTGTATAAAATGGTGACAGGTCATAAGAAAGCACTTCAAATGTTGTGGAAAGGAACCTGTTCTGTTTTCATCAGGGAAGAAAGATTAAATCCAATCACCAAAAGAACTGAATTTGAAGAAGTTCCAATTTATACAGACCAGCCCTGTAAACTATCTTTTGCAACTGTAAAGCAAACATTGGAAAATCAAAATGTTGCTGAAGTTGTTCAGGTTACAAAACTGTTTATTTCCAATGAAATTGATATTCCAGCAGGTTCTAAAATAAGGGTTACTCAAAATGGAAAAACAGTGGATTATGAAAAGAGTGGTGAACCTGCTGTTTATACTAATCATCAAGAAATTACCCTGGAATTATTTAAAGGGTGGGCTTAATGGCAAGAAAATGGGGCGGTTGTGACTTTAGACAGTTGAAAAATCTTCAAGAAAAGTTGAATAAACTACAAAGGGATGATTTTCAAGCCTTTTGTGAAGAAGTTGCAAAGGAACTTGCTGCAAGATTATTGGCAAAGGTAATTAAAAGAACACCTGTTGGACAATATGAACCTTCAAGTGGTAAAACTGGTGGAACATTAAGGCGGGGCTGGACTGCTAAAACTGAAGAAGAAGCAATGAAAGGTGCAGTTCCAGGGGCAAAGGCTTATGTTGATTCCTTAAATGTTGCAAAGGTGGGTGATGTGTATCAAATTGAAATTATCAACCCTGTTCATTATGCTTCTTATGTGGAATATGGACATAGGACAAGAAATCATAAGGGTTGGGTTCCAGGAAAGTTTATGCTAACAATTTCAGCAAATGAACTTGAAACACAAGCACCCAAAATATTGGAAAAGAAAATATTGAAATACTTGGGGGAATGTTTTGATGGTAAATGATTTGATTGATGGCATTTCAGTCAAATTGAACCAAGTATTTGGTGATGGGGTAAGAATATATAGTGAATCAGTGAAGCAGGGATTAAAAGAACCCTGTTTTTTTATTGCTGTTCTGAATCCAACCCAAAACCCAATGATTGGGGTAAGGTATTTCAGGGAACATCCTTTTGATATACACTACTTTCCTTCTAAAGATGGGGGAAATCAAGAAATTCAGGATGTGGCATCTAAATTATTTGATGCCCTTGAATATATAACCCTATTGGATGGTGATTTGGTTCGTGGAACTGAAATGCACTATGAAAAAGTTGATGGTGTTCTTCATTTCTTCGTGAAATATAACATGTTTGTTTATAAGCAGGTTGAAAAAGCAGACCCAATGGAAACATTGACTGTCAATAACAATGTAAAGGGGTGATTTAATGTCAGCCAAAAATAAGACAGATAAGACAACTGAAGCTTTATACACAAAGGAACAGATACTTTCATCTAAAAAATACAGTCATAGGAAAGATGCTTTGAATGTAGTGCTTGAAGATGATAAGCAATATACATTGAAGCAAGTTGATGGGTTGATTGAAAACTTAATGAAAATCAAAGAGAAAGGCAAGGTGAAATAATCATGGCACTTGGTGGTGGAACTTTTGTCACTCAAAATAAAGTGTTGCCTGGCACATACATTAATTTTGTCAGTGCAGCAAGAGCATCAGCAACCCTTTCTGACAGGGGCATTGCAGCATTAGCCCTGGAATTGGATTGGGGTGTTGATGATGCAGTGTTTACAGTGACATCAGAAGAATTTCAGAAGAATTCAATGAAATATTTTGGTTATCCTTATGACCATGAAAAGCTTAAAGGGTTAAGGGATTTGTTCAGAAACATTCATACTGGTCATTTCTATAAGCTGATGAATAATGGTGTTGCTGCTGAAAACACTTATTGCACTGCAAAATATAAAGGTGTAAGGGGCAATGATATTAAAATTGTTGTAGCAACCAATATTGATGATGAAACTAAAGTTGATGTTTCAACCTATGTTGGAACAAGGCTTGTTGACAAGCAAACTGTTCTTCCAAATACTAATAACCTGATTGATAATGATTGGGTGGTATGGAAGAAGAATGTTGATATAAACCCAACTGCTGGATTACCTCTTACTTCAGGCAGTAATGGTGATGCAATAACTGGACTTCAATATCAAGACTTCCTGGATGCAATTGAATCTTATAGCTTCAATACCCTTGGCTGCCTATCAGTAACAGAACCTATTATAAATTTAGTGGTTCAGTTTACAAAGAGGATGAGGGATGAAGTTGGAATAAAATTTCAAACTGTTGTTTATAAGACCCCTGCTGATTATGAAGGAGTTATTTCAGTTGAAAACAAAGTTCTTGATGAAGGTGTTCCTGAATCTTCTTTGGTGTATTGGGTAACAGGGGCTGAAGCTGGTTGCCCAGTAAACAGAAGCTTGACCAATAGCTTATATGATGGGGAATTTACTGTTGATACTGATTACACCCAATCTGAACTGGAAGCTGCCATTCTTGGCGGTAAGTTCATCCTGCATAAGGTGGGTGATAATGTAAGAGTGCTTGAAGATATAAATACCTTCATCACTGTTACAGATGAAAAATCCAGTGATTTTAGTAGTAATCAGACAATTAGGGTTCTTGACCAAATTGCAAATGATATTGCTGCATTGTTTAATTCTAAATACCTGGGCAATGTTCCCAATGATGAATCAGGAAGAATTAGCCTTTGGAATGACATTGTAA